TGTAGCAAACTCTGGGGTAATATCATATATTTCTGAAAGATTTTGTATCTTAGTTGCTTGTTCTTCAGCACCAGCCAAACCGTAATTTCTTACAAGGTATTCTGCACCATCAACACCACCTACTTTACCTGCAATGCCTTTAATTTTTTCAGTGGCTTCTCTAAATTCTTTGTCATATCTCTCTTGTTCTTTCTGTTGTCTCTGTATTTTATAATCAGCAATTCTATCTATTCTTTCTTGTGTTCTTTCCATATCTTCTTTTAAGATACCCGAAAGACCTCCACCTCTTTCTCCAGCAAAACCACGAACAAATCCTCTTGTAAATGGGCTTTTACTTTTTGCACCTTTACCTAGTAAAGCACCCCCTATAACTCCAGCTAATATCTTACCTGCACCAATACCAAATATTGCCATTACGCTCTCCTAGCCATTAATCCTTTTGGCTCTTCTTCCATTTCTTCTTGAGGTTCTTCTGTTGTTTCTGTCATCATAGGTTGAGCCATTTCTAAATCAACAACAGGCTCTTGTGTTTCTTCTTGTCTCATAGTGCGTATAGCTTTTGATATCATTCTTGACTCTTTAGGTTTTTCTTCAAGACCTGATTTATATTTTACACCTGCTGTGTCACCTAGTAACATCATTAGTTCCATTAACACGGGCATAATTAATATACCTACATCAGCACTATGTTTACCATCCATAACATTAGATAACTGCAATCCATTAGCAATAGCAGATACAGGTATGCCCATCTCTAGTGCTTCAACGAGAGAGTCAGAAAACTCTTCGTCATTCATTCTAGGAACATAGAATTGTATAGCTTCTTCAACTGTTGTGTACAAAGGAGGTCTTTGCCAAGGTCTGCTACCTAATTCTGCTGTCATTGCTTGACCAGGAATAGGTGCGTTAAATGATGGTTCTCTATCTATCTCTGCCATTTTGTAATGCTTTTCTCTTATCTCTTATCTGATTAAAATATAGAGCAACTCTATACGCTGGACTATCTTCTACTTGTTCAGGCTCTTCCTTGCTCATCTTCCCTCTTGGTGATAGTAACCCATTCTTAGGAAGTTCTTTATCATCATCCTTTTCACGTATAGTATCTGCTATATTTAAAATAGTATTATATACTCTGACTGCTGGATTAGTTTCCATAAATATATCTCACTCTTTAAAATGGGAATTTAGATTTTAAAAATCCTGCACCCAATATTGAAAACATATTACCAAGAGCTGCACCTGCCGCACCTTGGTCTGCCATAGCTGCCATATCAATATCTCTATCGGCTCTTATCTGTTCTATAGCTAATTCTTGATATCTGTCTAATTGTTTCTCTGCACTTGTCCATGCATTTTCCATATTATCTTGATAGTAATTCCAAAGATTATCATATGCATCACGAGATGTTTCCAACACTGCTGCAGCATTTATTTCATTAGCTCTATTTACAGCAGCTGTATTTGCTGTAGCTATCTGTCTTCTCCATTGTGCATTGTTTTGTGCAATTACAAGTTGATTGTTTGCATTGAATTGGTCACGTTGATTATCTATTTCTTCATTAAACTTAGTCATTGCATTTGCTTCACCTGCGTTAAACTGTGCTTGTGCATTTGCTTGTGAAGCGTTATACTGACTTGTCTGTGTTTTTAAATTAGCAAAGAATTGGTCTGTTTGATTTTGTGAAGTTGCATTAAACTGACGAGCAGCGTTTTCTGCAGCTTGGTCTGTAAATACAGCTTGTACTTTCTGTTGTGCCTTAAACATTTCAACTTGTTGTTTATTAGTTAAGTTAGCCATATCTCTTTGCATAAATGCTTGTGCATTATGTACGGCAGCTTGTTGTCTATTATTTAAGTTAGCCATATCTAAATCAGATAATGCCGCAGCTTCTGCCATAATAAGAGCTTGTTTATTATTTAGATTAGCTAAGTTCATTGTGTTTGCAGCACGACTATTCTCTAAAGCTATTGACTGTTCTGCTGTAAAGTTCTGATTAGCTACATCTGCTATACGTGCAGAGTTTTTAACTCTTGCTTCAAATGCTTGGTCAAATTCTTGTCCAATAAATGCAGCTCTATTCTTAGCAGCCAATACTGCCATTTGCTGTCTATTACTTAAATTCTGTGCTTCAAAACTTGCTTGTGTTGATGCATCTGCTTGAGCAATAGGTAATGCAGATTCTAATGCAGCCTGTACCATAGCTTGACCTGCCATACTAGAAGCAGATAAACCTCTTTGAGCCATAGCAGCCATGACACCTCGTAATGCACCTGCAGCCCACGGTGGTGGATTAGTAGCATCAAAGTCTTGGGTTAAACCAGCAAGTTGGTTTTGAACCATTGTTTTTTCAGAAGGTGTAGCAGTGGCAGCTTGTATCTGTTCTGTAAACTTAGCAGCCTTTTCTGCATTAGCTGCACCACTAATTAGTTCTCCATCTTGTATCTCTCTTTGTACAGGATTTTCTAATTCAATGTGTTTACCTTGAGCAGCCGTTAAATCACCTACAGATGAGGTTGTCTGTTCAGCAGCTATAACTTGACTCTTAGGGTCAGATGGGTCTACTTGTTGTGCTTGAGTTGCATCTAAGGCAGTTTGTACTCCTTGTGCAGTTTCAGCAGCTGTCATCTTATTTGCTTCTTTTTCCCCTTGAACTGTAGCAAGTGTCGTGTCTGCTTCAGTTGCTGTAACATCTGTTCTAGGGTCAAGTTGACCTGTTCCTTCGGCTATCATTTGGTCAGGTTGTTCAGTCATCTGTGCAGCTTGAGTTATAGCACCTGTTGGTAATCCAGGGTCAGATAACATTTGTGCTGATATGTCTGCTATGTTTGGGTCTACTGTTTCTGTTGTAGTTTTTTGCAAGAGGTCAGAGAAACTTGTGTCTGCATATTGTGGATTTAGTTTTTTAAAGTTTTCAAACTCTGTCTCTGAACCAAATTTAAAATCAGTTCCCTTTATTTGAAATTCAGGTACAGCCTTTGTTACTTGTTTAAACTCTTGTTGTGGTACTGCTTGTTGAGGAATTGTTTGTGTTGGAATAGGAGGAAGGGTTGTATCACCAGGTTCAACAGGCATAGTGGTTACGATATCAGAACCTTCAGGTTTTGCAACACCACCTTCTTGCATACGTATTAAACCACCTGCCATCATTTTTGCAGCTTCTTCCATTTTAATGGCTTTTTCTTGTCTCTCAGGACTCTCTTCTATAAACTTAGAAAAATTATCTAAATTACCTTCATACCCCATAGACTTAGCAATCTTTGCCAATCCTTCAGGTTTAAACGCTTTGAATATAGCCATTAGTTCTTACCTATTAATATCTTATCTAATTTATCTTCTAGTCTTTGTAATGCATCCATTACTGTGTGCATATCTTCTTTTACATCATCACGCTTTGCGTATTCTTCACGAGTTTTATTTAACAGTATATCTAGTCGCTTTATCTCAGAAAGCATACTACGAAACATCCATATAGCAGGTGCTATTACAAGTGTGAGTACACCATTCCAAAAAAGTATTGGGCTTATTTCCATAATTAACTCGGTTTAGTTGGAAATGTTATATTGCTTAATGTATCATCAGAAGGTGTTTGTTTAGTTATATCTCTTAAATCTTGACGATACTTTTTCCAAGCATCACTCATTGTTACATCAGAATTAGCCATCCAATCTGTTTCAGCTAATAATTCGTTTCTTAACTTTCTTAATTTAACCATACTTCTTTCTAATGTTGCGTCAGCCCACGCTTTTTCTTCTGCTTTACGAATTTTAATTTCTTCAGCAGTCATATCAATAAGTTTATTATTTACCATCTTTTTCATTATTTTGAAACTCCGTATATTGCAAGAGTACCTGCACTAACATTACCACTACTAAAAAATAATTTTAAACCTGTGTTAACAGCAAATGAACCTTTGATAATACTGTAATTAAAAACTCTACATTGATGATTACCATTTTCGTTTGTTCCGTTTAAAAACCCAGACATAAAACAAGGATGGTTTGTATCGTTCATATTACCTATGACTGCAAAACCTGTCACAGCTTCTTGACTTGCACTCCCTTGATTACTAGCTAAATCCATTTGAGTTGCACCGTTTGTAGAGCTGTCTGAACCACCAGATTCATTTATAGTACCTCCTGCATAAACTGAACCATTTCTTTCAGCACCACTAACATTTAAAAATCTTGCTTGTACTGTTACATTATTTGTTGCAGGTGTAAGTGTAAAGTATACATGATAATAATCAAATATAGCAGCAGTAGTTGAACCTAATGATACTTCTATTGAAGCAGCCGCAGATGACAATGTGCTTGAAGCTAACGGATTATTTAAACCTGTATTTATTTTTGATATTGCCATATTATATACTTTGACTTTCTATAAATGTTTTAAATGCAGTTTTTACATCGTCAGTCCAAGCCGCATTTGCTATCGCTTGTACAGAAGCATCTTCACTACCTAAATCAGTAGCAGTATGTGTCCACTTACCATCTTCACCTTTTGATGAACTAAATGGTTGTAAAACATGACGATGAAAGTTTCGATTTAGTTCTACTTTAGAACCATCAGCTTGTTCTTCCATGAGTTTTGTAGCTTGTCGAACTTGTATGTTCCATCTACCTACAACTTCTATTCTGTCATATTCTATTTCTTTTGTAATATCACCTTGTGCCATATTTTTACTCCTTATATATTATTAACCAAAATCAGGGTAAGCACCACCTATACCCATATGTCCATCACCTACTTCTGAATAGTTTACTAAATCTGTGTTTGGTTTGCCAAAATTTAGAGTTGCACTACCTGCCCCTTGTTTGCAGTGAAAATTTGCTGAAGCAGTGCTTCTATTATCTAAATCATGTGTAGCAATGCCAATACCAAAACCATGATTACTACCACCAACAAAAGGTAGACCAGTAATTTGAGCAGTGCCACTAAAACTTCCCATATTAGTTGGATTAATTGCACCATTGATGTGAACTAAATTGCCTATTTTAATATATGTAAATGTAGCAGATAGTCCTGCACCACTTCCAATAGACCCACTTGTTCCACTTAAAGTACCTGTAAAATTTCCTCTTTCATAATCTGCAAATAATTCACTTTCACTACTTACACTTGTACCATCACTTGTTGCACTAAAATCTATTCCATGCCCACTTGCAAAAGTTAAATCGCCATCAGCAGCTTCAATGCCGTTTGCAAATTTACCATTTGAAATATCTCTTGCTCTACTCATGTTTTATCCTTTATCTCTATCTGCCCTATTTTTATAGTCAGACCTAGCTGTAACTAGCTTTACAAAGTCTGCTTTGTTAGATGGTATGCTGTCTGTAAAACTTTCATCATTCATTAGTTTTGTAGTCCATTGTTGTTGCATACGTTTCCAACTGTTACTTATTTTGCCTTTCACTGCATCTTGCACCCAAGCATCAATGTCTAATAAATCATTATTTAATACTGTTTGGTCAGTGTCACTAACCTTTACTGTTATTGTTAATTCTGCCATTTTGTTCTCCTTTTAAAGAGGGTTATTTCACCCTATATTAACAAACTAAATATCCACTAAATACGCTAGTAGTAGAACTTATATCTGTCTGCTGCGAACCTCCAGTTTGTTTAATTTTTACAACACAAGTATCATTAGCATCCATATCAGCAAGAATATTATTTTGTACTGGAAAAAAAGCAGCGTCTTGTCCAAAGTCTGTATCAATAGTATAAAAGTATGTTCTATTACTTGTTATTATTTTTAATTGATAAAGAGTAGCAGCAGAGTCTACAGTCGTTAATAAAACATGAACATTTATTTGATATTTTCCTGTTATAGGTGCAGTAAATGTAGAACTTGAATTATCAAAATCTGCATTTTGGTCAAATATTTCTGTACCAAACGCTATGGTAACATCGCTTCCTACGGCAATATCAGTTTGGTCACTAGTAGGTTTTATTTGAAACGCAGGTTGATTTGGTATAGTCATCATACCTTGATTATTCATAATTAATAAATCTGAATTACTTGGTGCTGTGCTTTCTGTGGTTAATTTAAATGTGCCAATGTCAGTTCCATCATCAGTAGATTTTAAATTAAATTTACTTCTTCCTCTGCTATCATTAACCCATAAATTTAATTCTGTTGAACCTGTGTTAGTTCCAGTTTCATTTTGAATATGTAAATCTGCATGAGGGCTTGTAGTTCCAATCCCAACTCGGTCATTACCACCATCAACAAATAGCATATGAGTGTTGCCGTTTGATTCTACTCTAAAATCTTTGTCTGCACTACTTTCATTAAATACAAAACTACCACCATCAAGACTTACATCTCCTGCAACATCTAACGTACCATTCATGGTAACATTCCCACTAAACGTACCACCACTCGTTGCACTCACCATATCGGCAACAGAAAACACATCATACACCACTACAGTCACTTCATCATTTGCAGCCATAGAAGATATACCTGCTATGGTATTTGCAGTGTTTGTATTGTAATCTGTTCCTGATTTTAACAACACACCATTAACGTACACATCAACGTATGCACCATCTGTAAATGTTAGAGTTGCTCCATTGTCATCTCCACCACTTACGGATGTAGCAGATGCGTCTACAGTGTAAACAAATCTATTTCTCACTCCAAAATTTGGGGATTTTCCTATATATGGCATTATTTACTCTCCAATGCTTCTATTCTTGCTATCAACTGCTGTATTACAGATATATACATAGCATCATTACCATCTAATTTTGATGTATAAGAAAGCCTTTCTCCATTACTATCTTTTGGGATTAAATCAGCTTCTGCATCCAAATTTGGAATAGCTGTGTGAGGTTCAATATCAGTTTGACTTACAAGAACATTATCTACATCAAGAATATCTTGAGCAATAAAACCTCTTACATTAGATTTATCTCCATGTTCTTTAGGATTTTTCCAATCAAAAGTTTTAGGTTTAAATTTTTTAAATACTTCTAAATCATAAGTATAATCTTTAATATTTGTTTTTAACCTTTCATCAGATATGGAACTAATACCATTGGTATCTGTGCCAAGTAATGTACCATCAGAACCTATAGAAAAATGTTGTGTGCCATTTACTGTAAAGACCATACTATTGTTTCCATGAAAATAATGTAATTGTCCTGCAACTGCATCATCAGTAAATTCTAAACCAACAGACGAAGAACTTGAACCATTTAATTGCATTAAAGTTGCACCTGATGTATGAACAACAAATTTAGCACCATTTGGAGAACTATGTCCTGATGGTGTATTTGTTCCTACAGCAACCTCATTGTTACCACCATCAACAAAAAAACAATTAGCATCTCCATTTGACTCAACTCTAAAATCTTTGTCTGCACTACTTTCATTAAATACAAAATTACCACCATCTATGCTAACATCACTTGTAAATGTGCCTTTAACAGCAGTCAAATCCTGTGATGCAGGATGATTAGCTGTACTTGCAGGTGCATTGTGATGTAACACATAGACATTGTTTGTACCTGAAGGTGTAGTTCCTGTAAATGTTAATGTTGTACCACTAACTGAATATGCTGTTGTAGGTTCTTGCCTTACGTTTTCTACAAAGACTGCAACACCATTGGTTGTCGCAGCTTTAGATAAAGTATATTCAGATACACTACTAGCACCACTTGTATCACCACCATTAAATGTATCTTTAGTAACTGATGCAAAGTTTGCTGCAGGTTGATTTCCTACGTAAGGCATTAGGTTATCTCCATAATACTTAATGTGCCACTTAATTTATCTGCTACAGAACAATTTATTGTTATTTGGTCATCGACTTCTAATACAACTTTATTTCCTGCCATTAGTTCTAATGATGAACCAACAGGAATAGGTGCGTCTTTTACAATTATACTTGTACCATTTGAAACAAGACTTTCTGTTGCACCACCTCTACTACCTGTAGTGCTTACTAATTTTACTGTAGCTGTAACTTGTGAAGTATGTATATTAGATAATACTAAACCAAGAACAATCGCTGTTACTCCACTACCTGCTTCATACATAATATAGTCACTACTTGTTGAATTAGGTTCTGCTGCAAAGTTAATCATTCTAAAATTATTTGCCATTTTACCTTTCCTTTTTTATATAATTATACACTAAAATTACTTGTTTGTCAAGTATTATCCTAGTGCTATAGCTAACGCTGTTGCTTCGTCAGCTGCTGCTGAAGCAGTAGTTGCACCTATATCTGATAATACTTCAGAAGCACTTCTGCCCTCTATACTTGTGCCGTCAACTCTTAAAAAATCATTATCTGCAACACTTGCATTTGCAACCAAAACATTACCATTAGAAATACCTGTTGATAATGTTGCTGTAGTTGTAATAGCAGTGCCGTTAAGTGTGATTGCGTCTGCTTCAAGTGTTCCGTCAAAGTCACCATCAACGGCATCTATATTACCTTTAAATATTGTAGCTGTTACAGTTCCTGTGCTTGGGTTATAAGATAAATTACCATCCATCTCCAAACCAACATTGCCTGTACTTGTAGTAGCATTTTCTACAAAGGTAATTAAATTTTCTTCGTTTGTACTTTCATTATCTGTAACTAAAACATGAGCAGCGTTTGTTGCGTCTGTAACTGTTACACCTGCAATTACAGTATTAAGTGCTGTGCCACCAACAGTTATTGCATCAGCTTCTAGTGTGCCGTCTATATCTGCATCGCCACTAATATCAAGTGATGATGCTTCTATTTCTCCACTTGCTTTAAAAATAACATTGTCACCACCTGATACTTCAAAGATGATTTGGTTGTCTGTGCCAAACTTAATTCTGTTATCTGCATCTCTACCAATTTCTAAACTTGTGTTAACAACAGATGTAATTGCTGTTTGTGCGGCATCTATTTCAACGTCAATAGTGTTGTCTGCATCTTGATATGTAACGGTAATACCTGTTTCTGTATTACTTGAAAACATAGCACCTGTCGTATCAGATATGACTTCTGCTAAAGCTGTTCCGTCTACTGTTATAGCATCTGCTTCTAATGTACCATCGACATCTACATTGCCTGATATATCAAGAGAAGCTGCAATAAGTTGGTCAACTTGTAAATCTTCATGGCTAGAACCTAACTTTAACTCAAACTTAGGACCTG